GACCACCTGCCCGGTGAAGCTGCCCACCACCACCTGAGACGACACCGGCGCCGTGGTGCCGGCCAACGAGTCGAATTGATAGATGGTGAGCTCCGCCAGCCGGCCATGGAACAGGGCCAGCTCGAAGGCGTCGCAGACCTCGCCGGTGGCCGGCGCCGTGATGGCGATGTTGGACTCGTCGCCGCTGTTGCCCGCGGTGATTCCATCGGCGGTGAACGGCACGTAGGACCAGCGCTGCCCGCTGAGCAGGACCGCATCGTTGGCGTAGAACGACTGCCACCGCTGGTAGGTCACCCCAGCGGCGTCGTAGATGCGCAGGAACTGGCTCTGAGCTCTGGCCATCAGCGGAGCCCCAGGGCGATGCGCGCAGACGGCGTGCGCAGCCGGCCCATCACGGACTCGGCGGTGATGCGCATGGCCCGCTCGAGATCCTCGACGCTGACGTAGCGCTGGCCGTCCTGCTGCAGGACCGGGCCGGTGGTGATGTTGATCTGCGGCGCACCGCCACCAGTGCCACCACCTGAGAGCACAGCATCGCCGCGCTGCCCGGCCAGGAATCGCGAGCTCGCCCCGGCCATCTTGCTGGCGGGGATGATGTACTCCGGCTCACCACCTTCGCCGACCATCGCCAGGGTGGGCCGGCGGACAATGCCGCCCTCGGCGAAGGCGGGGATCTGAACCTGCGGGATCAGCGGGATGTCCGGCCCCGGCAGGCGGTTGAATCCACGTATCAGCAAGTTGATCGCGCTAGTGACGGCATTGATGCTGTTGACGATGCCCTGCAGAACAACGCGAACCGCTGAGCGGATCGTGTTGATGATGCCGTTCCAGATGTTGGTGACAAACTCCTGCACCTTGCGCATTGCGTTGGGCAGAAAGTCGGTCATCGCCTTCCATGCTCCAGTGATCGGCGCAATGATGTTGGTTTGGAAGAAGTTGACAAACCCAGTCCAGGTATTGCGCAGCCATTGCATCATCCCAGAAACCGGGCCGCGCAGGGTGTTGTTCCACAGGTTGGCGAACGGCTGCGCGATGTACGTCTGAAACGCCTGCGAGATCGCCGTAGACGCGCCAGTGACAACGCCTTTGGCCCATTCCCAGAACATTGTGACCGGCTGCTTAAGGAGCACGTTCCACAGGTTGATGTACGGCTGGACGAAGATCTGCCACAGGATCGCGTAGGCGGCCTGCATACCCCAGCGAATGACGCCGCCGACGAACTCCATCGCCTGCCGGGCGATTTGCCCCAGCTTGCCGAAGGCATCAGAAAAGAACTTGCCGATCGGATCAATGAACTTGCGCAGGCCCTGCACGGCATTCGACAGGATCGGGCCAAGCTGATCGAAAGCTCTGCGGAAGCTATCGCCGAGCCATCCGAAGAACTTCATGATCGGCTCACGGAACAGCAGCGCCATCGCCACCACGGCCGCGACAGCTAGCACAGTCCAGCCGACAGGCCCAGAGAAGAATGCCAGAAGGCCTGGGAGCAGCGTGCCGCTCAGCCAGGCCAGCACTCCGGCCAGGGCCGCCTTAATCGCCACAATCGCCGGGCCGACAGCGCCAAGCCATCCCGCGATGGTCGCGCCAATCTTCAAGGCAGCCAAAGCCTTGCCAATGACAATCAGATTGGCAATCAACTGCACGACGACCGGAAGAACAAGAGCCAAGCCTCCAATGGCGACGACAGCGGCCTGCGCTGGGCCAGGCAGTTTCTCAAAGGCTGACACAAGAGAAACTACTGCGTCTGCTGCGCGCACCATTAGGGGCAGGAAGGCCTCGCCTAGCTTGACGCCTATCGCGGTGAACTTGGTGGTAATCTCCGCCAGCTTGTCGTTAAGGTTGTCCGCGCTTTTGGCAAAGTCTGTGGACATCGTTGCAGATAGCTTTCGTATCGCATCGCCTCCGCCATTGAGCACTGGAATCAGCTCTGCGCCACTTCGCCCGAACAGCTGCATGGCAATAGCTGACTTGTTCGCTCCGTCTGGCATGGTGCGAAACTTGTCGGCCACCTCCAGCATGATTTGATCGGTTGACTTTAAGCGGCCAGATGCGTCTGTTGCGCTGATGCCTAACCCCTTAAGAGCGCCTTGTGCCTTGCCGCTTTCGAGCCGCTTGTTTAGCTGCAGCATCGCGCCTCCCACTGATTCAATCGACGTTCCGCCTGCACGCGCTGCCTGCTCAAAACGGCTGAGCTGCTCAACACTCACGCCAGTCTTCTGGGCCAAGTCATTCATGTTGTCAGCAGCGTCAATGCTGCCCTTGGCAATAGTCGTCAATCCAGCCCCCACGCCAAACGGCACAAGGGAGCTGAGCATCCCACTTAGCCCGCCCATGCTTGACGCCATGCCCCGCAGCCCTTTCGATGCCGTAGCGGCCGCAGAGTTCAGCCCGCCCAAAGCGCGAGACAGGCCCGCAATGCGACCCTCTCCGTCGACGTCTGCGCGGATCTTCAGCAGCGCATTCAGCTGGGCCATCAGGACTTCCTCAGGCGGGCGTTGATCTTGTCGCGGGCGTGGAGCTCCATGGTCTGCACGTCCTCCAGAACCCGGGGCATGTCGGGCACCTGATACAGGCTACCGAGCTGCAGCAGGACCCCATAGTCCAGGCCCATCACGCCTTCGCCGGTGGTGCGCCATTGCGTCCCGCAGCGAATGAACAGGTCCACCGCCGGGACGTGCTCAGGCCACAGCTCGTAGTCCGCAGCCTGGGTCAGCGCACCGTCAATGGTGATGTTGAACGCTGCTGCGTCCTGCTCCAGCAGATCAGTCTGTTGCTCGCCGCGGAAAAGGTAGTCCACGGCGCCAGTTAGTTTTTTGCCTTCGCCTTCTCGCCGCTCTCGATGTAGGTCGAGACCAGCACGTCAGCCACGCCCTCGACCTCGAGTAGCTGCGCCTTCACATCCTCGCTGTACGGCACCTGCGTGGTGCCGTCTTCCTCGAAGATGCCAGACCAGCCCACCAGGATCTCAGCTGCGATCTGCCGCGTCGGCAAGGTGTCAATCACCAGGTCGCGGGCGACCTCGCTCTTGAGCCGCTGATAGGCGAGCTGGATCTCCTCCTGTCGCGACTGGGGCAGCCGGCGGAACACGGCGTCGAACGTGTGCGTCCGATACCGCCCGCCGTCTTGCCGCTCACGGATCGTGATGGGCCAGGTGAACGACGGGCTCTGCTGTAGGACGAACCCCATCTCAGGTCAGGGCCAGGGTGAACTCGTCGTTGCCCGATGCGGTCGGGATCGGACGGAACGGCAGCTGAATGTGCTGGATGCCGTCGCCGTCCTCGAGGCTCGGAGCGCCCAGGGCACAGTTGCTGGCCGTGAACGTTGCGATGTTGCCGGCGGTGCTGCCGTGCACCCAGCTGATCGCGCCCTGGGTCTGGTTGCTGGCAATCGTGAAGAAGTCCTTGGCCGCGATGGTGGGCAGCTCGATCGTGATCTCGCCGCTCGGCTGCCGCTGCGTGATCAGCACCTGCTTCGTGCAGCCGGCCAGCTGGCGGAACACCATCTCGTTGCCCACGTCCAGGCTGAAGGCCTGCATACAGGCGCTGTAGCTGTGCACGCTGACCGATGTGGTGGCGTCTGCGTTGACGGCCAGGGGCACCGCCTGATTGCTGTAGGTCACCGCCGGGTTGGCCGTGTCCGTCGGCGTGGCGTAGATGCCCATCATCTCAAAGTTGAGCTTTGGCAGCTCGCCTGCGGTCAGCTCAAACCCGACCGTCCCGCGACAGCCCACCACCAGGTGACGCATGCCGTCGTTGAAGAATGCCAGGGTCGCGCTGCTGAAGCTGCTGCTCACCGGCGCGTAGGTCACGCTTGTGCTGGCCACGACCGTCTCGCTGAACCCGCAGGCCTTCATCAGGCTGCCCCACGCCGGGGCTGTGCCCGCGGTGCCGCTGCCGGCCACCTCAACGCTGCAGTTGATGCTCACCGCCCGCTGCCCGACGATCTGCGCGCTGTTGCCCAGGTAGCCCTGGATCAGCTCGCGGTCGACCAGCTCCAGCTGCAGCGGCTCGACCTCCAGCGACGAAACGAGAATCGCGTCCGTGCCGGCAGGGGAGCTGCTGGTTCCGTAGGTGGATTCAGCCTTGCTCAGGAGCAGGCGTTTCCGGGTCAGTAGTGGCATCGCTCGGCTCTGATGGGGCTGACGTGGCCAGGGTCTGCTGTGTCAGCTCCCAGCGCTTGCCGTCCTTCGACAGCACGTAGGTGCCGCCGTCGGCTGGCATGGGTGGGAGAGATGCAGGCATTGCCGGCCGTGAGTGCTGAAACTCTACGCAGACTCTAGGTTGTCCACTGCGCAGCGATAGGACACGCGGTAGACCAGCTGCGTCCAGCAGCTCATCAGGTCTGCGCGCTCCAGATCGAACGAAACCGACGTCGGC